TTCCAGGTAAACAAGCCATAGGTTTTAATTATTAGGGAAGATACATTATATAATAACAAGATATTACAGGATGGATGTTAAGATGTGATTGACCTCCACCTACACTACTATTAGTAACACTAATAGCTAAATTAGTTTTACTAGAGTCTGTTTGTTTTGTAATAAGTGGTCCATCAGGATGATTAACTTCATTACCTGTAGCACTTCCTTCTGCTGTAGGAGTTATATAACCATGTGTATGTCCTGGATCAGTAATAACAACTGTAGCAACATGTGAGTGAGAAGGAATCTGAGTGGTCCCAAGAGTTACATAAGATTCACCAGCAATTGTCTGTAGTCCATAAGCAGGACCAGCAGCAACAATTGGATCTAATGCAAGACCTCCCATAAGAGCAGAAGTTGAACCAATTGGTGATCTACCTCTTTTATCAGGAGTACCATTCAATCCATTACATAGATAAACTTTATCCCAACCAGTAGCTAATATACCTGCACCAGTTGCATCAAAATTACCAGAGATATCTCCATAGTATTCTAACACTGTGAAAGGAACCATCTTCTCATATTGTTGTGTAACAACAGGAGAGATGCTATCTAAATACGCTTGGATTAAAGCATCTAATTCAGAAAGCTTAACATAGTTAGTATCAAGATCTAAAGCAAGAGCTGCTAAATCTGTAGCTAATTGACAAACTTCTACAATAGTAGCTTGTAGAACTTCATATGTGCTAGTAGGATCAGGAGATCCAGGTAAGCAATCAATTACATATCCTTGTTCTAATTCATTAAACTTAGCTTCTAATGCAGTTACTTGTTCCTCTATAAAGCACACAGACTTGATTAGAGCGTTGATTAGATCTACAAGGGTAATATCTCCACATGTAGGAAGATTGTCCTGTACAAGCGTGCATATGATCTGTGGATCAATAACAGGCTTAATACCTGTACCATCTAATGTAGAGGTGAGGAATGTAATAAGAGCCTGCTCAACAAAAGAAAGAGAGTCTCCACTTTGTATTCCAAGAACAGGGACATCTACCCCTGTATATCTGACACACTTATCTGATACTATCTCTGTGCATCCATTATAACAATTTGAGCAATTTTGTAATGACATGTCTGTTTTATTTATATATTAAAAGTTTTACTCTACTTGCAATCATTTCAACAGTGAATGGTAATCCATAATCTGGGTTACAAAACTTATAAGTTAGAATACGCTTATAGTTTAATAGGTCCAAAAACACTGTACCATTAACTGGAAGGTTTAATGAGTATATTGTATTATTGTATAGATTGCTAGCTAATTCCTTAATCTTGCATTCTATATCATCTAGAAGCACTGGGATGGTGCTACATTCAACGCAATTAGTTAAGCCTGGTTGCAACATATTTAGAAGTTTGTGCTGCCTTCTGAGCAGCTTTATTACAATAAGCACAAAGGCCTTTGATTAGCTGACAGCTACATCCAACCTTTGCACCACATTTAGAGCACTGTGCCATGTTAATAGAAGTTATTAATGTAGTTGTTTCCTGAACAACCACAATTGTTTCTAATAAAGTTATCTAACATTATGTTTGCCTGATTGTATAATTTGTTTGATTCATCAACAGCACACTTATTTGCAGCAGCAATAGATCCTTGAATAAAGAAATAGATACTATTAAGTTGAACTTTAGATTGAGTTTTAATAGCTCTATCACATTCCATCATATCAAGTCTCATGAATGCAGTGTCAAATTTCTCCTGAATCATTTCAGTACGCATGAAAGTTTTCTCTACGAAATTATCAAATGCAGGAGCAACTGTATATTTAAACTTCCAAATACCATCAGGTAATGGTAATAAAGGATCACCTAAAGGAGTGATTCCTAAGTTAGATGAAGTGAGAATGTTAAAATCATTAACAGTAAAAGGTAAACTAGTTTCCCCAATTCCAGGGATAGTTACAGTTAATGTTGGAGAAGATACAACAGGAGGATCAGTAGGGTATGTTGAAGCATCAGCAATACCTAATGTAAATATGTTGTATGTTGGAATTACTAATATGTCTAGTTTTAAATCTGCCATCTTACACTTAAAAAAAATGCCAGAGGATTTTGAGAAAGATCCTCTCACCCTCTGGCATAGGTTATATTATTTAATTGTTTCTACTATATTCCTAGATTATGGGATATTAGTTGAAGTGGTGCTAGTTGTAGGCCAGATAGTAGTAGTTGTTGAGGTTGTAGTGATGCAGGTATTATCTGCAGTTACATTTCCTAAAGCAGCTTCTAATACAGTCTCGATTGCAGCAGCAATACCACTAACATCAGAGTTTGGAGCAGCAATGATAACAGTTGCATCTTCATAGATATAATCACCCCATTGGTAAGCAGATTTGTCATAATCATTAAACTTAATGTAGTAAGTATCATAAGTTACACCTGAAGATACATAAGTCTCAAAGTTCTCATTGTATCCAGCCATTCTGTAAAGATGCTTTAAGTAACCTGCTTGGTAGCTGTAGTAGTTTTTCTCTAATTGTTGAATCTCAGCAGATCCACCAGTTGGGAAAGAAGAACGTTGAGTAATTACAGACTCACCAACAATGTTACAGTTATCAGCAACGATAAAGTCAGCAGTGGTTGCAGGACCAGAATATAAGAAAGTTCTGAAGTAGAATCTGTCATATTCGTAAGGGAATGCAGCAACATCACATGGTTGACCATAAACAGTTAGAGGCTTACCAGTAATAACTAAGACAGCATTTTGATCATTACCTAAACGCTCGAATTGATAGAACGTGTTGAATGAAATGTTGTCAGGGTTGTTACCTGGAGCTTGTTGCTCTAATTTAAAAATTAATTGGTCAATGAATGCTGGAACATCAGTGTTCTCGCATGGGTTACCACCACAGTCACAGCAAGGAGCTTGTACAGTTACTGAACGAGTGAAACCATTGAAATACAAAGTGTTGATGTAGCTAGAGAAACCACGAAGAGTTAAAGTAACGATATCACCACATTTAACATTGAAGTTACCCACTTGGGTTACTTGGTTTGCAGCAGTTGGACAACCAGCTACTTTATACCACTCAGTTACATTAGAAGTATTAGGTCTAACTACTTGAGCATTTCCTGTAAGAGATAGAGATCCACCTGCAATCTTATCAGATCTTTTAGATCCTTGAAGATAAGTGTTTTGTCTACCTTGAGCTACATAAAAATAAGGGGAAGCAAGGATAGAGGTAGCATCAACAGCAGAATATGCGCTGTTAAAGATACCAACTTGACCTGCAGTCAAATCTTGTGTAGAAATTGAACCAGAGCTAGGAAGAGAAGTCTGTCCTACTGGCACCACGAATAACGTGGTTAATGAAAAATCAGCCATTTTTTATTTATTTAATTGTGAATAATTACTCGTTTGTTTGGATTCTAAACTGTGCACTCTGTACAGCAGATTGGTTCTCTGTGTACATTGCTAGGTTCTGAACTGTTAAGTCTAACAATTCATCCTCTAGATAAGTCTCTAGTTCGCAATCCTGGTTGTATGATGGTTTACCATCTAACATTATATATCCTTCTTTATTAATATACACTGGGTATCTAAAGTAGGAAATGTATATATCTTTTGGTGTAAATGTACCATCTGTAAATATACTTATCTCATCTGATGCCAAGAAGTTGAATGTTTCTTGATATTCAAATGATGGTCTATAGTGTGTGTTATTTAATAATAACGATAGATCACCATGTTTTGCTAGATCTTTATTAATCCAGATCTTTCTATCTTTGCATCTTCCTTTATCAGCTATTACATAGCTATCAACATAGAACATGTATACAGGAACTAATGCATGAATATTTGCTTTCCACTGATTTAACTCAGGGTTTTTTATAGTTAGAGGTAGCTTACCATCGTTGTAAGCTACCACTAAACTTTGTAAATCTTCATAACGCTTTTTAAAAGCATCTTGACCTAGACCAGGAATTGTACTAAAACCATCAACCTTCTGTTTAATTAACTTAATCTGAGCTTCATTTAGTGCAAGGATTTTATCCTCTAGCTGAATTTGTTGATGCTCGTTTGTTGATAGTTTATTTAGTTTTTGGTCAATTTTATATAATAAACTATCTACAGGGATCATACAGAGGCAAGTTTTTTAGTTTTCAATTTTTGTTCTAGAGTAATTAGTTCGTCTTGATTATCATCATCAGATAAGAATCTAATTAATTCTTCTTCATCTTTAGCAACTTCAAACTCTCCTTCATAGATTCTGCCATTAGCTTTGATTCTATAGATTGAGTGAGTTGTAGCTTGTTTAATTAAATCTTTAATATGGAGTAAGTTTTCCTTCATGTCAGCAAATCTGTTGAACACTTCGATAGGACTTAGTCCTTGGAAGTTTCCACCTTTCATTTCTGTTTGTTTAAGGACATTATCCACTTGATTGTAAACAACTTCTTCCCTAGTATCATCAGTGATTGGAAGCCCTAATTGACGAGCT